GATAATCCTATCAAAAAATCTAGAAAAATCAATGTTCTAAAAATTCAAATGGGTCTGAGTTGTAATTACTCCTGTGATTATTGCTCACAAAAATTTGTTGAAAGAGCACCAGAAACTAATAAGAAAGATATTGATTCTTTTCTAGAGAAACTAGAAGTATTGGAATTTGGAGAACATGTAAAAGTAGAATTCTGGGGTGGTGAACCATTAGTCTATTGGAAGACTATGAAACCACTTGCAGAAGCATTGAGTGAAAAATTCAAAGAATTAAATGTAAACAGACACTTCTCTATTATTACCAATGGATCTATCCTAACCGATGAGATTATTGATTGGTTGATGATGATGGACTTTGGTGTTTCTATTTCTCATGATGGTCCAGGTCAATCTGTTCGTGGTCCAGACCCTTTTGATGATCCAGAGAAGAAAGAACGTATTCTTGGTTTCTATAGAATGATGACCAGATTAAAGAAACCATTTAGTTTCAATGCTATGTTGAATTCTAAGAACAAGAGTCGTAAAGCAATTTATGATTGGTTTGTAGAATTAACTGGTGATGAGAATGTGCAAATTGGTGAAGGTGGTATTGTAGATGCTTATGATGAAGATGGTGCTACTAATTCATTGCAATCATTGAAGGATCATTTTGAATTCCGTCAGACAGCATTAGCAGATATGATCTCGACTGATGGGTTTATGGGATTCAGTGGACAAATTCAAAAGATTGGTGGTTTCATTGATGCTGTTCTTGCACATAAAGGTTCTAAGTATCTAGGACAAAAATGTGGTATGGATACAGAAGATAGTATAGCAGTAGACTTGAGAGGTAATGTTATTACTTGTCAGAATGTAAGTGCTGCTGAAACTGCTATGAATGGTGAATCACATAGTGGAGGTAATCTGGATGATTATGACAATGTTAGATTACATTCTGTAACACACTGGTCCAATCGTAAAGAGTGCTCTGAGTGTCCTGTTCTTCATGTGTGTAAAGGTGCCTGTATGTTCCTACAGGAGAAGTATTGGGATATCTCTTGTGCTAATGCTTATTCTGATAATGTGGTTCATTTTGCATTAGGTATCATGCAAATGACTAACGGATATATCCCTACTCTAATCAAGAGTGATAATCTTCCATTAGAAAGACAGGATATATGGGGAACCATCTTTGAACATAAGGAAAAGAAAAAGAGAAAAGTCATACCAATCAAGGTTGTAAGTGAAAAAGTATCTACCATTGATGGTGTTGATGTATATGGTAAATCACATATAGAATGATTATAAATATTAACTATCTAACTCACGAAGATTAAAAAATGACTCTACCATCATCTGGAACTATATCTGTTGCTACTATAAACGGTGAAATAGGTCGTCCTGCTACATATTCATCTGATTTGAATTTTCTTAACAGTTTGATAAAATATAATAGACCTGGCCAACCAAATTTAGCAGCATTCTATGGTCTTACATATTTTCAGAGTAATGCACAAGGAAATTGCAATAATGGTAATTGTAATTGTTCTGGAAATTGTGGGAATATTCAATGTCAGCAATGTTTTGCATCTCAATGTATAAATTGTGCCAATTGTGATGGTTCACCATTACTACAACCTAATTGCAACTGTGCTTGTACCTATAACTGTAATGCGAATATTTCTAGTTATAACTGTAATTGTAATTGTAGTAAGATCATTTGTGCTAAATTGCATGAACTTGGATTGATGCCACGTAATATATTCCAGGCAGACCAGAACTTTGGTGAATTGTTAAGAAAGACAGATCCAAATATGTATGAAGGATATGTACGTTGGGCCCAAACCGTAGTTGATTGGATGGAAGGTGATGGACCAGAGGTTATGATTTGGATTAGGGACAAAGAACAAAGAAAACTAAGAGAGAAACAAGCAAGTATCAATTGGTCTTATAAGATTGCTACTCCTTGGTCAGAACACATGGCATATTTAATGGGTGCTATTAAAACTGACAATGAGATTGGTAGAATTCTCATGGGTATTGGTAGACCTATTTGCCGTTTGGTTTCTAAGTTACCACCGAAACAACAAATGGGTGTTGCTGGTACTTGGACATTATGTTCCTTGTTCTTTGGTAGTTATTACATTGCATCATCATATGTTGGTATCAAGAATTTATTCAAGAAAGTAAAAAGTAAATTGATTGTTAGGAGTGTATAATGGATGAAGTAGTAGAAACAACCGAAGTTTTATATCCAAATGTTGATCCATTGGATCATATTTACCAACATCATCACGTATTGAATTATTTTGATAATGATG